CAACATGCTGAGTCTATGATTAAATTATTCCGTACTTATGTTGAAGAAAATAAAGAAATATGGAACGATCACTTGAAGTCTCAAATTTATAAAATTGCAGAAACAATGGTTGAACTTGAAGATAAGTTTATTGACCTTGCATTTAACACTGGAGGTATTGAAGGCTTATCTGCAAATGATGTGAAAATGTACATTCGTTATATTGCTGACCGAAGATTAATTTCTCTTGGTCTAAAAGGCATCAATAAAGTCAAAAGAAATCCTCTACCTTGGGTAGAAGAAATGATTAATGCACCAACACACACCAACTTCTTTGAAAACAGAGCAACAGACTATGCAAAAGGTGCTCTAGCTGGCGATTGGGGTGATGTTTGGGCACACTAAGGAAATCAAATGAACGATAAAACAATAACAGCAGAATGTCATAGCTGCGAATCATCATATCAAATCAACTATACAGAGGAATTTGTGTCTCAAGAATATCCAGAGCATTGCCCATTCTGCGGAGAACTCATCGAAGAAATTGAAGAAGAATATATAGAAGATGAGGACTCTGAAGATGATGAAGAATGGAATTAAATTGGAAATATAATAACGAAGATTTTACGGAAGACTTGATTGGTGATAATTACGGGTTCGTCTACGAGATCATAAATCTGACGAATAAAAAAAAATACATAGGCAAGAAATTTTTCTATTCTGCCAAAACCAAACAAGTCAAAGGTAAAAAGAAAAAAGTGAAAGTAGCTAGTGATTGGCAAACTTACTATGGTTCTAACGCAGAACTGCAAAATGATGTTATACTACACGGGAAAGAAAATTTCTCCCGTCAGATATTGCATTTGTGCAAATCAAAAGGCGAATGTGGATATTTGGAAGCAAAAGAGCAGTTTGTTCGTGGTGTAATGGAAAGCAATGACTATTACAACACATGGATAATGGTAAGAGTTAGAAAATCACATATTAAGGCGTACAATGCTAGAATTTCTGAGAGAACTGAAGAATGATCGGTTTGATGCAGTATTTTTTATGCCTGGACCAGAAGAAGATATGGTAAAAGTCGAGGCAGCAAAATATAAAATACCAGGAGAAGATGTCGATAGATGTGATCTGGGAAATATGTATCATATAGTACTATTCAAACAGGATAATGAAGGACATCCTATAGATCCTGATCTGTTTGAAGCTATCCTGATTGAACCTTTGGAATATATTTCTAGAGTTATAAACTGCGACTTTTATGGATTAGTTGCTAAAAAAACAACTACGTCCAGTGATTTCATCCAAAATATGTTTGACAAACTGAAAGAAATAGAGTAGACTGTAGTTTCCTAACTATAGAGTGTTATCATGATACTAATTGATCTAAATCAAGTTTTGCTATCTGGCATTATGGCACAACTCGCATCACAAAAAAATGTCAAGCTTGAAGAAGGTCTTATTCGTCATCTGGTATTAAATGTTCTAAGAACTCATACCAACAAGTTTAAAGAGTATGGCGAGATAGTGCTTTGTTGCGACAATCGTAATTATTGGCGTAAATCTATTTTTCCTTTCTACAAGGCTGGGCGCAAAAAAGCCAGAGAAAAGTCTGATCTCGATTGGCACCTCATATTTGATATTCTATCTAAACTAAAAGCAGAACTCAAAGAAAACTTTCCATACAAAGTAATTGATGTTGATGGTGCCGAAGCCGACGATATCATTGGCACACTTGTGCCTCGTCATATTATGCATGAAGATATTCTTATTATCTCCAGTGATGGTGATTTTCTTCAACTTCAAGCATATAATGCAAACGGTAAATACAAAGTGAAGCAGTATAATCCTGCAATGAAGAAATTTGTTATTTCTGAAAATCCGGCAATTGATCTCAAAGAAAAAATCATCAAAGGTGACAAGGGCGATGGTATTCCTAATATACTGTCACCTTCGGATTGTTTCGTTTTAGATAAACGTCAGACACCTATCACAAAAGGCAAACTTGAAAAGTTTTTGGCTGAACATTACAGTGAATATGAATCCACTGCAAATACTGGCTTTACTAGAAATCAACTATTGATTGATCTGAGACTTATACCAGGCGATATAAAAGAAAAAATCATAAATACTTATGAAGAAACAAAACCAGCCCCAAGAAGTAAGTTATTAAATTACTTTATTGAATATAGACTTAAAAACTTGATGGATGTAATTGAGGAATTTTAATGAAAAATATATATGAAATATTTGATGAGTTTGAGGAAGCTAAAACAAAAGCAGATAGAAAAAAAATAATAGAGCAAAATCTTTCTCCTACTTTTGTAAAGGTATTAGAATATGCGTTTCATCCAGATTATAAATGGACAGTAAAAGAAGTACCAGATAGTTATAGAGTTCCTGATACTTTACCTGGAGTCTCTTTTGCCCATCTTGGAACAGAACTTAGAAGAATTTACTTGTTTCAGGAAGGACACCCAACTGCACAAAACTTGAATGTAGAAAGAAAAAATGAATTACTGATTCAACTCTTAGAATCTTTAGAACCAAGAGAGGCTGAAGTAATTATAGGAATAATGAAAAAAGACTTGGGTGTAAAAGGACTAACTTATAATTTTGTCAAGGAGTGTTTTCCTAACATGTTACCATGAAGTTAAGAAAAGAAAAAATAATAGTGACAATTGGTGCGTTTGATCCTATAGAATTATCCGATATCGATTTTTTAAAAAAAGCTAAAGCAAAAGGCGATTGGTTAATCATCGGTGTACACTCCGACATATATCTAACAAAGTATGATAAAGGCTTTATTCAAAACTATCACTCTCGATCAGAGATCGTCAGACACTTAAAATTTGTAGATGAAGTTTTCATGTATAATGATACTGACGGTACTGCATGTCAATTACTCAAAATAGTACAAATGTGCTATCCTTATTCCGAAATAATCTTTATATCCAAAAATGGAGACAAAGAAACCTCGCCTGAAGGTAAAATGAAAGGCATCAAGTTCCTACTAATGAAATAATGGAGTTCATAAAATCAAATGACTAAGTTTGCTGGTAAATTCCGTAAAAATAATGATTACGGTGACGATTTTGAATTTGCAAAAAACTCAAGAAAGAAACGCAAATTTAAAGAACATGGCGAAATTAAGAAAAAGCTAAGACAATGGGAATATGAAAACCGCCATGAAGATGATGATCGTCATTACAAATATTGAAACAAAATAGTCCTTGACAATTCGTTCATAGATTGATATAATATAGTCTCATTGAGTGGAGATATCATTATGATAGTTTATGGCTACATTCGCAAATCAAAACCGAAGAAGTTGACAAAGGTGCAACAAGCTGAGTATGATGCATGGTGCCGTAAAGTTGGTATTGGTACTTCACCGAAAGTTACTAAGATAACAAAAACAACTTTCAAAACTAGCAACAAAATGCCTAAGCTTGTTATCCCTGCCGAACGAAATCCTAAGCAATATCCTTCAGTAGACACTGGCGTACAGGTTGCAAACTGGAATAAAAAAGATAAAGTTACACAATATACTGGCGACAAAATGCTAGGTGTTGGTACTTTGCATAAATCTAACGCTGTTCCTGTTTTTAATGATACCGAAGCAAAAGATATGGCCAGAATGAGGCGATAAAATGAAGATACATGTGAAAATACCAAAGCCAATCTGTCGTACACCTATTCCTGCCCCACAAAAACACACAATTGATGTACGATATACTCGAAAAGTGAAGCATAAGGAGAAAATTGATGTTCGCACCTATGGATGAATGTGTTTTATATAATGAGGACTGCTTAAAGACCCTAGATCGAGGTCTCCAGTATCACTATGTCATTACATCACCCCCGGATTTTGATGAAATTGGGGAAAATCCAGATGAAACCATGAGAAAATGGGAAAATTTGATGTATGACACCTTCTCCAAACTCAAACCAATCAACAATGTCGTTACAATTGTCCTCCGAGACCGAAAATCCGGTGGAAAAATCATCAAAAAGCACACCTTTGTGACCCAAACGATGGAAGAATTGGGTTGGGTACATAAAAGTCAAAAAATATGGGTAAGATCAAAGACAGCTAATCTATATCGTTTTAACTACTCCTTCGTTTTAACCTTTAAGCGCCCCGGAAAACAGTTTTCTCGGGACGATTTTAGTGATCTTGCTATTCCTGATGTGTTAGAACATCCTGTCAAACCATATAAAACCTATGTTGACAACTATCCTACCGGATTATTGAATCATTTTATTGATGCATACACAAATCCTGGTGAATTAATCTTTGATCCATTCATGGGATCGGGTAGTACCGCAGAAGCATGTGTTTATGCCAGCAGAAAATGGTCTGGAGCAGAGATTGTTCCTGAAACATTTGAACTTGCAAGAAATCGTTTATCTACAATTTATGATGAGAGGAACAACGGATATGTTGGACTTAAATTTGAGTGAACTTGAGAACTTCACAGATGAAGAACTTATTCTGCTTGAAGAAATGGGAGAAATGCTTGAAGAAATGTCACAGGAGGAAATCGATGACTTTGTAGAAATGATTGAGATTATGGGTAAGAAGAAAAAAGAGAAAATGCTTGTTATGCCGGATCGAAGTGACTTTTATCATTAAGGAGAATATTATGGAAAATACAACAAACGTAGACCAACAAACTGAAGCACTGGCAGAAATTGAAGAAATTGTAAAGAAATGGGTTGTTATGTCAAAGTGGCAAAAAGATTTAGATTATTATGAAGAACTAAAACAAAAGGTCGCAAATGGATAATCCAAAAGTATATACCAC